GAATTTGTAAATGCGTTACCAATAGCAGTAGCACCAGCCGCAACTTGATTTTCAAGCTTGAGCATTTCCTCAAGCTGTTGTTTCATTTGAAAACCAGGATCAGCCTCAAGGCGCCTTTGCGCTGCTTTTTGCTCTGCCTTAAAGAAATCGTTGAACGCTGCTTGTGCGCTTTTTTGCTCTTGTTGCCGCTGCTTTGCAATTTTTTCGTCAATTGATTTAATTTTTAACCGGAAATTATATTCGGCTTTGTTTAAAGCAAGTTTTGACTCAAGCGGCTTCTTCTCGCTCTCAGAAATTTTTTGCCGCTCAATCATTAACTCAAGCGTTGCCATTTCACGCTCAAAACCCTGCTCTTTCGCCTGCAGTAAACGATTTTCTAGTTCATAAGTTTTTTGTGTAATATCAGGCCGCTCTGCAGATGAACCACTACCAGTTTTGTCAATATCAAAGTCGGTTGTTGTTAGCGTTGGCTTAGGTGCAGCCTTCGCCTCTGCATTTAGTTGTTTGCGCAACTCCTTTTGACGTTCAAGCAGCTTCGTCAGCCTCTGGTTGTAATAAAAATCGCGGCGACCATTGTTCGAGCCGAGTTTTGCGGCAGTCTCCTCAATCTGCATGTTGACCTTATTGAGTGCGTTTTCAGTACCAATACCAAGGAACTGATTTAGCGCAACGATGGCACCATTGATAACTTTGATAATTGCCGTGAATGTATCTTGGAACGCTGCACCAATCGGGGCAAGCAGACTGCCGATGTTTCTTTGCAGATCAGCCAATGCCGTTTGCAATCGAGCGCCAGCCTCTTCAGGGCCAGACGCAATCTTTAATGCATCTTTTTCATACTTTTTAAGCAAACGCTCGCTAAATTTGACAAACTCATCAAGGTTGACTTCGCCCATTTCAAGGGCCTTGCTAAGTTGCGCCGTTGAGCGTCCCGTTGCAGCTGCAAACTCAGAAAAAGCACCAGGCAAGCGCTCACCAATCTGACCGCGTAATTCTTCAGCAGTAACTTTACCCTTACTAAAAACTTGCGTTGCAGCAAGCATGATTCCATTTAATTGCTGCGTGTCCCCGCCTAATGCTTTGTTGGCTGCAGCCAATCCCCGATAAACTTTTTCTGTTTCGCTAACACTAAACCCGGCAGAGCTGCTTGACGCAGCAAGCGATGTAAACCCTTTTGTCGCATCTTTAATCGGAACGTTGAAATCATCGACAACATCGCGAATGCTTTGGAGCGCTTGCGGCGCTTTAGAGCCTGTAACATTCCTAAGGGCTACTTCTAATTTCTGAACTTCAGCGGCAAATTTAGTAGCCTCTCCTGCTGCCTTAATTGAATTAGCGGCAAACAATGCAATGGCAGCTGCTGCAGCGCCAGTAGGACCGCCAGCTAAAGCGCCTGCACTTATTGCCTGAACTGCACCGGCCCCTGGTAATGCGCCAAAAGCACCGGCAGCAGCAATACCACGGCCGGCCTTAGATTTACCAACTGCTTTTAATTTTTTGCCTAAATTATCCGCCTTTCGCGAGGCAGCGTCTAAAACGTTTTCAGTCTGCTTCCCAAACTTCTTCACGTTATCGCCCATTTGGCGAAAACTTTTCTCTATTTTTTTGTTTGTAGGAATGAGCTTTTTAGCCGCCGTTTCTATTTTGCTGACACCTTGCTGCAGTTTCTTTGCAGCCGCAACCGCACGGCCCGTAACTAGCTCAACGCCAACCCGTGCAAGTGCCATACCCTGTCGCCATCACCGCTTAACTTTAGCGCCGACGCCTCACCTTTTTTATTTCGGCATCTTGCTCATCATTTAACAACCCAAAATACGCCGACCAGATCATCAGCTCCTCTAGCGTCACCTCATGCGTCAATCGCGTCAACGTATATCCAAGCTCTTTCGCAACGCCGAGCTGCAACCTGAGCAGATTATCCTTTTTCAGCTCAGCCTTTAGCCTTTTGGGTCGAGATCCTCTTCGCTGTCGTCTTCAATCACCGCAAACATCAATGACTGCAGATCAGCGTCGCGAACATCATGTTTTAACTCTGCCACTTGACCAGCGCTAAACAATCGCGTGCCGGTTTCGTCTTGCGCTTTTAGAATGAACAACTGCAACGCAAATGCGTTCACGTCATCCTTGGCCCCCTTTTGCGCACGCTCGCGCTCAGCCATCGTCAAAGGCGTACGCCAAAACTCAAATACTGTCCCATCCTGAAGAGTCACTAGCTTCTTCGCGGGTTGCAGATTTGCAGCTTTTTTCAGCCGATCAAGAGCGCTAGGCACAAAAATGCTCGCTATTTGTTGACATTTTACACACAAAAAAGCCCCCAGAACAAGCCAGGGGCAACAAGCGCTGACAAGAATTGTCAGGAACGATCAAAGTCGAAAGTAGGCGCTGCAGACGGACGGAAGCTAATTTCAACAGCCTGAGCATCGTCAGGGTTGACGGTGAAATTAGCCGTCGTCAGAACTGCAGGCATTTCAATCGAAGTGCTAGCAGTGTCATCAGGCGAGCCAGACGAAAGCGTCAGGTCGGTGTAAAGCTTAAGCTTCACACCAGTCTGCTTACGTTGCAGCACGTCCTCAACAAGACGACTTGCGATCGTCGTCTCATCATCGGTCGTGTAAACCGTGCAAGATCCAGTGCCGTCAGCAAAGCCTGTGATGTAATTCTTGAACGGTGCGCTTTGACCAAGCGTGCCGCCAATTGTGGTCACATCAATTTCGTCACGAGTGACTTCAAAGCTCCACTCACGAACATCTCCGACTGATTGGAAATCAGCGTATTCAACTTTGAAAACGTTTGGAGCAAGGATGGTGCCATCATCTGTGATCGTGATGGTAGAACCACCCGAAGTTTCAGAAACTTGCAATGCACCGCTTGAAGCCGTGTAAGCAATGACGAAATAATCAGTAGCAGCAGTAATTCCGGCAGGCAGACCTCCGGCACCGTTTCCGCCAGATCCGTCGTCAACACGAAATCGAACTTTGTCGCCTATTTGAAAATTCAAGTAAGTGGCAACAGTGATAGTGTCGCCGTTGACGTCAACATCCGACTCAACGAATGATGCGTCAGTGCCAGCAGGCTTGTAATAAAGGGCTCCGGACGTACCGGACAAAACATTAGCCATGATGATGAACTGTAACGGCTTTCTCCAGCTTATTGTAGGTAAGCGTCAAAGGTCACGCTTAGCTGAGTTTGGAAATAAGCTTCAGGAGCCCCTGCCTGAATCGTGATCGGCCCTGATGCTGCATCAAAACTAATGTTGCTAACGGTGACACGATCAAACAAGCCTTTTACGCGCTCAGCAATTGTGTAATTAGCGCCAGCACCAACACCAATGGCAGTGAAAATGTTGACAACAACAACGCCGGTCTGACGATTGAAGCCCGTTGTTGGGGCCTGCAACGTGAAATACTCGTTTTGATTAAACTGAAGCTGCACTTGCACCCAGCTGTCAGCATCAGTCGGCGTGAATGGCACGTTAGCGTAAGCCACTTGAATCGCTGGAGAGTTTGCCATCTCCGTTGCAATCCGACCTTCGATTGCAGCCCTGACGTCGTTGTAAGTGCTGCTCATGCTTTTCTCTCAATCTCTGCTGCAAGGGTGGGAATCATTCGCTGCACATGCTTGGAAATGGCTTCAACCCAGCCAGGACCGTTGGTTTGATGACTGCTGCCACCGCCTGGTGTCGCCCAGTTATCTACTACGCGCGTAGGGTTATATCGCTTTTCTTCTTTCAAGCCAAATCCAGGAGCAGCGTATGCCAGCTTCTCGGCATACGGTAAGTTGTTGTAAATCACGTAAGTATTGCCAGCCTTTTCTTTATCGTAGCCAATTTTTCTCGGCTCTTCAGGGTTTGGCGTTGGATAAGAGCTTTTGCCAGCCGGTTCACCTAGAAACGTTGCGTTGTTCTGACCAACAGCCCAGCTTGCCCTAAATCGCCCAAGGTCAACAGGGCTCTTTTGCACCAACGATGCGTATGTTTCGGCAACAGCAGCCTTGATCAGCTTGTTGTATTCGCCTTCGACAAACTTGCCGACGTTTTCAATCTTGATTTCTTTTGCCATGATCAGGCCCTCAAAAATAACTGGTAGACAATCGGCTCATTTGCTTGCTCAATCGTTTTGATCTGCACGATTTGATACGTTACATTTTCCACGAATACTTTGTCTCTAAGGCTAGGCGATCCAGGCAATTCAGCAGCTGCTACCAACAACTTGCGATCATCCCCGCGCACTAGATCATTTACTTCGGAAGCATTCACATCTTCAAACACACCGCTTACGGCATTTGATTCGATCGTTTCTTCTGCTGTTCCTGTCATGGCGTTATATTCACCAAGCGACACTGATTGAATCGTTATCTCACCGCCAAACTGTTTGACCAGCTTGTTTGCCGTTCGACGCAAGGCATTAGAAAGGCTCATTGTGCAAAAATCCGATGAGGAATGACAGGCGTCACGCAGTGGTTGAAATCAAGGGGCCTTGATTATCGTACATACTTAGGAAGTGATTGCCGTAAGGGTTCCATCCGGCAATCGACTCGGCCAATAAGCGATTCGAGAAATTGTAGAATTAAGCATTTCTGATCCCACATTTTGACCAATCAACAGCTGCCCGATTGAATTGGGTACTGTGCCACTCGTATCAGTCAGATAGCTTGAGCCGTTCGTAACACCCTTGAAATCATTCGCACCGAATACTAAAGCGGTTTTAACATTAGACCCGATATTGATTCCTGAGTAAACACCACTTGCCTGCTCAGCATTATTGTCGCGAACCAAGCCTGTTCCGCCGGTCGTCGTCGCGTGTACTTCAATCGTAGTTTGTGAGTTCAAATTGGGATTTTCTCTAAACCCGAAGATGCATGGATACTCAAAACTTGCTACCGGTCCTTGCTTGTAAGAGGCAAACATAGTACCTCCTGTTTGATCGTAAGAGCTGTTGCCAAAATTACTTGGTTCAATCCCTACAACATCATCTGCGCGAGTAACAACGGAGCCGCTAGTTCGTATGTAAGAACTTGGAAATTCTGCACCCATGTGATTGTTGTTTGAATCTATAGCTGTTTCTATCTGTGCTCCCCACACATAAATTCCACTTTGCCCGTCGCCTTGGTACAGGAGGGAATTGTTCCCATTAGCAAGGGCTGGAGATGCGTGATGCGCTCCTGGAGTCGTTGTAAAGGTCATGTGGCACCTATACCAACCTCCGCCAGCATTAGCAATCCCAGCAGAGTAAGCAGAATCATCTGAATGCCCTACAGAACCATCACCACTTAGGTGAAAAAATACGCCCTTCCAAGTCCCTGCTGCACTAAAGCGAAGCTTGACCCATTCCCTGCCGTTTGGCTTTACATAAAGTGAATATGTGTAAGGCTTGGCAATTAGCGCAACAGAGTATGAAAAGTGCAAGTCATGATATCCGAGCACTACGTTTTCTGTCAGCTGGCAAGCTGTCTGGGTTCCAGCCGGGCTTGATCCGGCATTATCGGTGAGAGTGACATTTGA